AACAATTTTCATACTTGATTGAATTATAAATTGCCATCATAATTGTTTTACAAGTTTGAAAAATTAATTGCTGTTGGTCTGTATCTAATTTGACATAATCTTCTTTATCAACTAAAAAACTTAAAATAAATTTAGTTAGTAAAGCGTCATTCATCAAAGTTTCCCTCTGATAAACGACCTGTGTCTTTGTTCCAAATCACATCACAAGCTACGCCAGTCTCACCAGTAAATCTATTTTTCAAAATTCTAGCAGTCATAATATTATTATCTGTTTCTGATTGTTGGTTTCTTTCAAAACCTATAACAGCGTCAGACAATTGTGCTAGTGAGTGAGAACCTCTGAGGTGTGATAAAGAAGTTTGAAGTCCGTCTTCGTGTCCTGCTTTACTATCAACTCTTTTTAAGTGTGATACTACAAACATTCTACAATTAAGTTCTTCAACTAATTTTCTAAGATTAGTCATAGTGTTATCTATTAATCTTCTTTCATCACCCTCAGAGATACCAGAGATAACAATGGAAATATGGTCTAAGAAAATAAATTTACAATTCAAACCTTGAACCATAAATCTAATTCTATTTAATAAATCTTCACTATCAGAACTACCGAAGTGGTCATAAAAACAAATCTTATCTTTTATTTTTTCCCATTCATTTATTAGTTCTTCAGTTGGAATACTTTTTCTAACTTCTGGTATATGTATTGGTTTGTTTACAGCTAAAGACACAATACCTCTTACACTCCTTTTAACACTTTCTTCTAGTGCAATGTAGCCAACCTTATGACCCTTAACAATTAAGTCGTGAGCCAACTCACGGCAGACCTGACTTTTTCCAGTTCCACTACCTGCACATAATAGTACTAATTCTTTTGGTCTTATACCAGATAATTTTTCGTTAAATCCATTGAAAGGATATGGAACACTTTCAACATAATCATCATTTAATAATAATTCTTTTGTATCAACACCCTCAATAATACCTTGTGGTGTATAATGTTTAGCTTCAAAGATTGCGTCTACTATCTTTGTTGCTTTGTTGTTTTGTAATAATTCGTTTGCGTCTTTGCCTTGTACTTTTGCTATAAATACTTTTCTTACAGGTAATAAGTTTGCACATTCAACACTGGCTTTCATACCTGCTTCATCATTATCAAACATTAAAATAATTTTTTCAAACTTTGATAACCATTCTAATTCTTGTTTAATATATTTTTTTGCAGAAGCTGTACCACTTGGTATAGATACTACAGGATATTTATTATTGTTTACTTGTGATACTGAAAGACAATCTAATTCACCCTCAGTAATTACAATTGTTCTACCACCGTCTCTCCAATTTTGCTGACCGAACAAAGTAATTTTATCTGTATCACCAAACCACTTAAAAGACTTATCAGGAAATCTTAATTTTTGTGCAACCTTATTATAATTTTTATCATAGTAGTTGGCTATCTGTACTGGTCTTCCATCATACTCACCACATTCATAATTAAAAACTTTACAGGTATCTTCATTTATTTTTCTTTTATCTAATTGTTTTATACTGCCTACTATCATATCTCTTATAACCTGTTTTGTTTGTTGTGGAAGTTCACCATTAATTTTTTTAAACTCGTGGCAACCAAAACAATAAGTGTGGTCTTCATAGACACCCAAATTATCTCGGCTACCACAGTTTTCACAAGGTGCGTGACGTAAAAATTTTTCAGTGGTTTTCATAGGGGAAAGGAAAAAAAGCTATTCCAACTCCTGCAAATCTTTATCGTCAGTCAAGCCATCTTGGAACTTGTAATTCTTTATATCTTCATTCAGTAAATATTCTCTTACATTAAAGTTAGGACAAGTTTTTGCTTCATCTAACATATAGTGTCCTACTATTTGTGCATTAGGATATTTTTCTAATAAGTTTTCTAATTCTTTTTTAAGTGCTTCCCATTGTTCAGCAGTAAAATTATCTTCAGGTTCTTTCCAGTTTTCTTCTTTAGCACCACCGACCAAAGCTAATCCGTATGAACAATGATTATATCCTTTGACGTGTGCTTGAATTTCGTCATCACCTCTGCCTTGTTCAACAGTGCCATCACGTTTTATAACTTTACCATAACCAATTTTCAACCACCCTCTTTCTCTGTGCCATCTATCTATTTCTTTAGCACCTATCTTTTGTGATGGTCTCGTTTGAGAACAATGTATTACTATATATTTAGTTTCCTCTCTAGCCATTTTGTTTATCCTTTATTTCTTTTAACCATTCTTTTGGAAAGGTTTCTTTTGTTGATTGTATACAATGATATTTAAATCCAAACAACTCACACCATTTACCATAAGTTGTTTTTGATTTTTTACCAATTTTATTTTTTGCATTAGAAAATATAAATCTAATATCTAAATTTTTATTCTGCTCTTTTATAATTTTCATCTTTTTCCTATCAGCAGAATTAAAAGCACCTTTAGTCTCTATGACTATGTTGCAATTTTTAAATGGGAAATCTGGGGTATATGTTTTTTTAATTGCAGGTTGGAAGTAAACAATCTTCATACCCTCATAAGTAAAATTTAATTTAACTTTATGAAGATAATTAAAGACTGCTTCTTCCAATCCTGATTTTAAAACAGAACCATCAGAAGTCTTTACTCTCTTGAACTGTTGTCTTTTCATTTGAGATTACATCTGGTTCAGGGGTTGCTGTTTCGTAGCCATCTTCTTCTTTAAAAAGATTGCTGTCTTTACCCTCTACAAGTTCAATAACTTGTACTGCTTTTAATCTAGCAGTTATACCTGCACCTATCATTGGTGCATAGTAAGGTACTAATTCATAAGCGACCCTCATCTTAGTACCACCCCAAATCAAAGTTGATAAAGGTATAGGGTTTTTCTTTGCGTCAAACAACTGGGGTCTTTGAGAAAACTTTTCTTTTGTTTTCTTATTTACTCCAGTAGCTTTCATCTTAAATTTGAAGAAAACAAAACCGTTTTCCTCATTGTATGGTCTCGGTGCTTGTGTGATACCCTTACCTTTATGTTGTTCTTCAGCTAATTTTAGACTGTCATCTATCGCTTTGTCATATAACTTCAGCATTTCAGAAGCGTCTGATTTAGCTACTTTTAAGGTCACTTTATACTCACCTGCTTCGTTCCATTTAACGTCAGGTTTGTTTAAGTGTGGATATACAGCTTCACCAATAACCGATATATTAGAGATTGCCATATTTATTCTCCTTTGTTTTGGCTATGTAGCCATAAGTGGAACTTAATCTCATACACAAAAAAATACAGATTGTTTCACCAATGATAAATCTAAGTCTCCACGTTCAGGAATATTAGGGAATTTCTTTAGGTTTTTAGGTGACAACATATCTTTCATTTCCTTTGCAAAGTTAGTTAATACATCTTGTTCATATACTTCACAAAATGCTTCACGTATAGCTTCTGATAGAAGTGGTACATCTGTTGCAACACAACCAAAACTATCGTGAATAAGACTAAAATTAGTGACACCTTTTTCTTTTGCTTTGACTACTGCAAGTTGTAATACTGAAGCGTCAAGACTATGTATAAAATTAGGACAAATACTTTGTGCTGTTTTTCTTGTATCTATTTGTTCAGTATCTGATTGAATAGATAATTTAATTATACTATCACCCATCTTGGTCTTTACTCTTTTACTTTCTTTTTTATAACACATCATTTGTACTGGGAAGTTTAAAGGACTTGGTGTTGTCCAACATACAGGTAAGTTTTCTGAAGCAACTAATCTAGATACTTCTTTTAAAAACTTCATAATTTTTTTAGCACCTAATATTACTTCATTGATTGCTTCCCATACTACAGGTGTTAAATAGTTTGTAGCTTTAAATAAATCTCTACCGAACTTATGTTGTACTCCACGTTCTTTAAACTCTTTTTCAACGTGGTCTTGTAGATATTGTCTACAGGAATATTGAGTTAATGAGTATGGCAAACACATAACAGGTTTCTTACATAGCTTCCTATCTACGCCATATTCTAGCCATAGTTTAGCCATTTCATCTGACTTATCTCTGAGTTTCATTTTTACTTTTTCAGCAACAATTCTATAAACATCTTGTGGTTTGTTTGATGGTGTTAAGTTTGTTGCCTTACCACCTATAGGGTCTCTCATCATAGCTGAGTAATGCTGTAGTCCTGAGTTAGAACAATCAGATTGTATTGGTAATGTAGTTATAAAACTTGCGTCAAAATCTGTTTCA